GTCCCCACATTTGCAGCCGTTGCGTTTACAAATGTGTTGGACATGGATCACCCCAAGGCTATGGAAAGAGCGATGGCGGTCGCCGTCACTTTGCTGCTCACTGAAAGCGTTGAGCCGTCGCTGCTGAGTGTGGCGTCAAGTGTCAGGTCAGTTGCGGTGCCGTCGTTGTTAAAGCCCAACACTTTGAGCGCTCCGCCAGTGATGGCGTGGCCGTCATTCCAGTTCGACGGTTGAACAAGAGACGCCTCTTGCCCATCCGGCACTGTCGATGTGAACTTGTGTTTGACGAGCACTGTCATGGTCAGGACACCGTGAGGATGCCGTTGGTCTGATCAAAGTCCACGGTCAGCGTTTCGCTGTCGTTGAGCGTGATCGACGCGCCGTAGTCCCACCAAGCGATCAAAGGCTTTGTGGCCTGTGTGGCGGTGTCGTTGTAAAGGACCGCGTAGCGGAAGGGTCCGATGGAGCCGCTCGCAGCGGTGAACACAATATCGCTGGTCACAGTGACCTTGGCGGTGCCAGTGGTTGTGCTCGTCGCCATGGTTACAGACAGACCGCCAGCCGAGTACCCATTCCCAGCGCTTACTTCTGTAATGTCAGCTTTTACAGTGTTGGTATTAACCGGAGCTGTGTTTGTCAGCATCACCTTGAAGGCGTGGTTGTCGAAGTCATGAACGCCATCGACAAGGTTCTTCGTGAAGACGAGGAATTTATTATAAGCAGCCATTGTACTCTCTCCTTAAATTCCACGAGACCGACGATTAGCGAACCCTTGAGGGAAGCGCCAAGCTTGGGCTCGGTATGTGTTGGCGCGCATTGCTTCGACTTTGGCCTGAGTGACGGCACCCATGAAGTTGCGACCGTGCATCAAAGCCATTTGAGGGTTTGAATAGGGCTTGGCGATCTGCGTCATCATGCGCGAGAGCAGCCCGTCCAGAATGTCGTTCCCGTACTTGTCGAGGAAATAATCCGGGTACTCAGGAAAGCCCGTGCTGTCTGTAGGATTGGAAATCGTCAGAGCAACTTGTGCTGTGTAAGTTGCTGCCTGCGAAGGCTCTACCATCAAGTCTACAACGCCGGGGATCTTCATGGTGGCTGCAACGTAAGATCCGTTTTCGTTCACCACGCTGATCAGACGATTGATCGAAGAAGGTGAGGTTTGGATTACGTCGTAGCTTTCTACTCCTGCAGCCACAGTGAAATCGATATCCTCGCGCCACGCATTTGTGCGCTGGAAGAAGTCATTCATAACGGCGAAGAACTCAAGCTGAATGATATTGTCGCGTGCGCCGGGGAGATAGACCCGCGCCATGTCGATGAACCGAAGCAGGTTCGTATGTGATGCGGTCGCCAGTTCATTGCGAACTAGCTCCAACTCTTGCTGGAACAGAATGTACTGCGCCTGCGCCATTTCTGGCTGCGAATGCGAAGTTCCAGCCTGACTGTAAAGCCCGTACAGCGCGCCGTGCAAAAGCGCCTGATAGCAGTTGTCCCATCTATCTGCGGGCAACCATGACGTGTACGCAGTATTGATATCCGTCAGTGGGTCAAGCCGTAGCGCCTCGCGCCGGATCTTGTCGGCGGTATTGTAAATCTCCAACTTGAAAAGAGCATCGCGCGCCATGGGGATGCGAACGCGAAGGTTGGAAATGAGGCGGTCATATACTGTCGCCGGGGAAGCCGCAGCCTCACTACGGGCGAGCCCAAGAAGCAGCATGTACCGTTCGCTGTGGATCTTCGCCATATCGAGGCTGGTCCACGGACGGTTCGGCTGAGAGTAAAGCCGCGCAAGGGTGCCATCAAGGATGACTTGGTAATTGGGAACCCAGAGTTCGGAGCTCAACCAGTTAGCAGGGTCGTCATCGACATTGGAAGGAGCGGTGGCCCGAAGGGCTTCGCGCGCCAGCTCATCCACGACGTTGAAGAGTTCAAGTTTGATAACGTCGTCTGTAACTCCAGAGACGCGAACCCGGATGTTGTCGATAAGGGCGAGAGTGACAGCGTTACTCATGCGGCCCTCACTGCAATGTCGCTACTTGGGCAACGAAGCGTTGGATGAACGCTCCGGCACGAGTATCTTGAGTGGTCTCGTCGTCGCGGAGCTGCATCATGCCAACGATGTAATAGAGCAGCGCCCCTCGATATCTGTAATCGACAGAAACCGCAGTTGAGGTGGAGCCGGAGGAATAAGCAGGAACCGCGCTGGATCTCATCGCTTTGAAAAACAGATCGGGGCGCAGCCTGACCATCTCCTGAACACCCATGTTGAGGGCGTCAACAATGTCAGCGGAGGGATATCGATAGGGATCGATCTCGTCGAGAAGGAGGCGACGAGCGGACGCGATGTAATCACTAACGGTGTCTAGCGCCATCTACACGCCTCCAAATTAGCGCCCATCGCCCGATTTCTTCTCGCCACGGCGGGGGGTGCCAGTGGTCGGGGGGCAGGACGGCCCTAAAATTGCCCCTCGGCGGGAGGGTCGAGGGGCAATAGGATTAGGCCTTGGTGACGATGGCCTGAGACAGCGCGATGCCGTCCACGACCTTGTAACCGTAGATCTGCAAGCCACGGAGGATGTTGGAGAACGAACGCTCAGAGCGGATCGTCTCAACCTTCGTGAACTGCGAAGCGAATGTCAGTCCGTGGGCATGGCCCGCGTACATGGCGTATTCGCCAGAAGCCAGACCACCAGTGGTGCCAGCGGGGAGCAGGTTGGACGTGTAGATCGTGAAACGATCAACCATGCCGACCTTGCCGTTACGCAGGGGGGTGATGCTATCGCCCGACAGGTAAGCCTGACGGAGTTCAGAACGCTTAACGAGGTTCGCAGCCCAGACGGGCATAACGAGCCAGCGGCCATCCTCGGGGATGTTCTGTTCGTCAAGGGTCTGGCCCAGACGCAGGATAGCGTCGAGAACTTCAACAGCGCCGCCAGTGGTGCCATTGGCCGAAAGGGCCAGCGGAGTGCCAGTGACGCCAAGGTTGATGTTGTTGGAGATCTGTCCAGCGGTCGTGCCACGGTTCCTCGCAGCGGCTCCACCGAGGATGCCCTTGAGCACTTCGGTATCAACCGTGATCTTGAACTGCTGGCTGGCATCGTCAGCCCACATCGACATGATGTTGAGGTCCGACTGAATGTCCATCACGTCATCGAGGGCGAGCGAGAAATACTTACCCTGATCGATAGCCAGTTCCAGCACGTTGCCGGTGGGGCGGTCAATCGCCAGATCGCCATCCACCTTATAGTCACGGATGGTGACTGTGGGCTTCGTGCGGATCTTGATGGTATCACCCTGATTGCGGATCTCACCTTCGTAGTCGGTGTTCGAGATCGCGCTCAGAACGGTGTTGTTGTAGAACTTCTCGACCAGCTTGCCCGACCAAATGGCGGGAATGAAACCGGTTGATGCAAAGTTAGAAGCTGTCGAGCCAGCAGGCCAGAGAGCAGGAGTAGTACCAGAGGTTGCAACAGGAAATGCCATTGATTTGGCTCCATTTCAAAGTTTACCCGATACGCCCCTCACGTTGAGCATCGAAGATCTGTGCTTCGAGCTTCGCTTTATCCGCCTCGCGTCCCCGGAATTTGCCGGAATTAACGTCGGCGTAAAAACGCGTGATTTGAGCGCTTGTGAAGAAGGGCTTCTCAGCGGGGGCCGCAGCCGCCGCAGACTTGGCTCTGCCCGGAGCCGCTAGGGTCATTGGGTCCACTTTGGGGGCTATTGCGCCCTGGGGGACTTCAATATCCGCATTTGCGGGTCTCGTAGCAGCCTCTTCAGCGAGGAAGCCTTGAAAGAAGGCCGCGACACGAGGGGTATCGTTCCGCTCGTACGCTTCCATCAATAGTTTATGTCTATTAGCACCAGAATAAATATCTGGCAACTGTAGCCAGTCTATAAAGTTTTTGTCTTTGTTGAGAACCTCCCAATCAGGGATACGTTCAGTCAGTGTAGTGATCATTTTTTGGCGGGCGTCTTGCTGAACTATACCGCCAACACCTTTAAGCTGCTGCTCTAAATTCGCCATTTTTGCTTCATACTGCCTAACGATAGGCATGAGCTCTTCTTTGGCTTTTTTCCCAACGACACTTAGGAACTCTGCGCCATAATCATTTTCTTCTTCGGGCGTGATAAACCTCTCCTGAACTAGGTTTTCGCTAGGATTGGTTCGTGTTTGCGAAGTTTCGAGGTTTGAAATCACGCTCTGTAAAGATTGAATTTGTTCTGATAATTGCTGGATCTGAGATTGGGACCGGTCGAACCGCCCCTTCATGGACTTGTATCGGTGTTCCCAAGATTGATCGTCCGTTGAACTTACTTCAGAAGTAAAAGCCGGAGCTTCAGCAGCGGGAACTTCAGCACGCGGGGTTTCCGGGGCTGCTTCGCTTTCAACTTGCGTTGTTTGTTCGCCTTCAGGGGTTTCAGTTTGGTAAAAAGCTTCCGCCATATTTGATGCAGCCAAGACGGCGGCGGGAATTTTTACGCTTTCATCGCTACGCAACGTGCTCATTTACGCTTTCCTTCTATCTGGTCGGCAGTTTTCAAACACTCGCGCAACAAACGTAGAAGGGCGACAGTAGCCTGCGCGCGTCCTTGGTTTTGCGGGAGCGCCTCAAGCGGCGACGAGACGCAGTTGGAGATTTGATTATCGGTGTAAGTAGAAAGTGCCCCCAAGAACTCTTTCCAGTTCTCAGGGGCGCTGCGGGCGAGAGCTGCTGCTTTCTGGATCAGTTCACGATCATTCATCGAAAACCGAAAAGTTTTGCGAGGTGCATCTGCGCAACGCCAGAGGCGTCAGCAGGAGTGGCCTTCGCGTAGTTCTGGATTGACCGGTAATAAGGGTCGCCTTTTACAATCTTGCTCATCGCATGACGGCTTGGCAAAACCTCCTGGTCAATCTGCTTGGAAGCTTTCCCCGGTGTTTGCTGGTTCTGCATAGAAGCTCCTTAACGAGGTGTCTGAGCTTTAGACGAGCCCTTACCGGCCATGTGACCATTGCCGCCCATGGGGAACTTGCCGCCCTGCGTCTTGCCGCCCGGCGATGTCGAACCGGGAGTTTGAACAGCAACCTTCTTGCCGCCCATCTTGCCGGTGCTGCCACCCTTTGGGAAATCAATCGAATACCCTGCGCCCATGCTTTTAGATTTTGCCATCATGCTTCTCCTTACCGGGGTAACTCAGCATCCGGTTTTGGTGCTGATCACTTTCCCGCCATTTCCATATTTCGGAATGGCGCGGGAACTTTTTGGAAATAATTGTTTGAGGCTGTTAGGAAGCCCGCCCGCGTTTTGGCCCTTGCCCCTAATCTGCCCAATCTTCTGCACAGGGACTTCACCACTTTTAATCTCTGCGGGGCGAAGAGTTTTGGTCGTAACTCGCGGTGCTTTGCTCATTGCGGGCCTCCTGCGATTGATGTGCGCGGCCCTTGATTGCCGTTTACGTCTCCGCCTCTAGGAGCCTGACCCCCTTGGGCTGCTGCGCCCATTTGAGCCATTTGCATTTGCTGCGCAGCTTGCTGCTGTTTTTGAATTTCATCATCTGACGGGACAATATCGGCTCCGGGCATCCCAAGGTTTTGAGAAACTTCGCGCAAGATGCGGGCGCGGCCCTTGATACCGAGGATCTGGCTATCGATTGGGTTCGCTGTAATCTGCAAGAACTCAAGCTGGCGCGACCTTTGGGTTTCTTTTTGGACCGCAACCGCAACACCCATGACCTTGACGGTCTCGTCGCCCTCCAACATCCCTGTCGTATCAGTCAAAAGGATCATATCGAGAAGCTGGCGCAGCAAGGGATCAAGCACATCGCGGTCAATATTAGCTGCGACAGTTTGCAAGACCTTGGAGGCGTTGCCCAAAAGCATTGCAAGACCAGAAGCAGTACGCCCAGCTCCGCCCGCTGAGCTGCCCGCCAGATAGCGTGGGATAGCCGAAATGTCGTCAGCGATTTCGTTGAATTTTTGATAGACCCCAAGCAGCTCTTGGCTGTTTGAGTTTGGCTGGAAGAAGGAAACTGGCGGGGAAGCATTGTTCCCCATAGGGTCGGACTGCACATGCCACCGTTTCCACGGATACATATCCTCGCCGTCTTCATCGGGTGACAGCCGGTCATCGTTGACAACAACCTGCGGACCAGACGAGATGCTCATATTGTTGACGAGCGCGCGTAGGGAAGCATTACAGACATCTTGAATATCATTCAAAATATCTGGCAAGCCATTTCCGACTGGCGTTCCCGGCACCTTCTCAAATGAAGTGACAAAATAAGGATGCCGCTTGCGCGGGCTCGGGCTCATCTGGACCTTGATTACGTACTCACCGATCAACCATGCTTGCACAAAATAATCGCGCAATACGTCGGGAACTTGCTCTGTCTCCATTCCCCAATCAAGAAGCATTTGCCCTTGGATGTTCCCATGGAACTCCAAAATTGAAATCATTCCTGATTGATTGACCATAGGGTTTTCGCGGTTTTCATTCACCGCGCGCTCGGCATCCGACGCATCCCAATCATCATGCAGCCCGCCAGAACCATAATCTTTCAGGACGCCGCGAATTGCTTCGGTGTTGTAGCCGGGTAGATCAAGAAGATCATTGAGGTCGGCCCGCGTAACGCGGTCGCGCTCGATGACGGCGGCGTCTTCAATATCTGCAGCGCCAGGTGTCCACCATACATCGAAAGGCGAGACGCGTTTCCACATGAGGCGCGGTTTTTGCTGAATAACAGCTTGCCCATTTTTCCATTCAACGGCAGGCACAATTTTGACAAACGGCCCTTTGATGACGCCAAACGGAAACATTGGAAGGTCATTTATAAATTCGCTAAGAGCCTTGTAGAACCCACCCTCGATCAGGATCTCATCGATCTTATCTTCCGCAAGCTCAGCGCGTTGTTCGGCGCGCTTCTTCGCAGCTTGCCTTGCAGCCTCTGTAATTTGCGCCATGCGGTCACGGATCGCAGTTGGGTCAGTCGGTTGGCCTGCCTGCTGCAATGAACTCAATTCAGTATTAACAAGCTGACTGATTGATTGCATAATTTCTGGCGGGATATCTGGATCAGGTGTTGGGTCAAGCCCCCAAGGGCGATCCGGCGCAAGGTACACATCGCGCAAGAGCGACGACGCGCCTCTGCATTTCATAGCGATGATGCGCGCGTAAACTTCTGACCCACCAAACTTTCTGATTTCAGCAAGTTGAGTTGGCTCGTAAACACCATTGAACACTCGCTGCGCGCGCAGCAATCGATCAGACCAACCTGCAATGGGCTGGTTGCGATGGCGTTTCATCATATCAAACTGCGTACGGATATGATTTGCCAAATTTGACATAACAGGCTGCTGCGCAGCATTTTGAGCAGCCGCTTTTTCTTCATTTGCAGCTTTAAGCGCCGCCTCTAAGCGAGCAGCGGGCACGACCCGCAGGACGCCCTGCCCAACAAATTCAGCCATCAAAAAGTCTCCACTATTGGGAGGGCTCGACCATTTACCCTATTATACAGTATAGTTGCGAGGCTTCGCAATTATAGAGTAGCTCAATGACACAATCAACTCTCCCCGCTCCCGCATTAAGCGAAACAATTCTTTTGAGGCTTGCCCGAGAACTGGGTATGGGCATACTTCCACTTGAAACTATATTAGAAGCGAGTCAAATCAATCAAAACACATGGGAAGTTATTCAAAACCATCCGCGCTTTATCCAGCTTCTTGAAAGCGAAAGTGCCCTTTGGAACAGTTCGCTGAACACTCACGAGCGAGTGAAGTTGAAATCGGCAGCGATGATCGAGGAGTGGCTCCCCGAAGCTTACTCCCGCCTAAACTCCCAAAGCGAGACGCTCAACTCCAAAATTGAACTTGGAAAACTCATCCGTGACCTCGCTGGTTTTACCAAGCAAGGGGTGGGCATGGAGGCGACCGGCGAGAAGTTTTCCGTGACGATCAATCTAGGCGCAGACAGCCAACTTAAGTTTGAAAAAACCAGTCCTAAAGTCATCGACGGTGAGGTACTGTAATGC